CCCTTACTTGTATGATTTGTCTATAGACGCCTGGCAGAATGATCCATAGAGCATGATCAGTCCATCACTGAAATCGCCACGCTCTTCAGTTTTGCGATCAGCCTCAGCGATGAGAGCTTTAATTCCACCATGCTTTTGAGAGGCTTCCAGCACAATAGTATAAAGATCTGCAAGCTCCTCAAGACTGCCAGATTCATGATACTCAACTGCTTCCTCCAGAATCTTACTTCGGATATACTTCTCCAGAGACTCGTCATTAGCAATACCGAATGCCATTGAATCCCCGTTAGCCTTCACAATCTGCGGCATTCCATTACGAACAAGTTTGTCGAAATAGATGATCTCACCGGCTTTAACCATAGTATATGGCCAATTTGCTTTAACCATTATTCGTCTCCTCATGCGCTACACGGGGCTGTGAGGGCCTCTTTTTGGTGGTCCTGGTCGTGGTCCCCGCGCCGCGCCAGAACGCGGTACAGGGGCTGCTAGGGGCCTTAATCGCCGCCTCTTCTTGTTCTCGTGGTCGCCGGGCGCCCCGCCGGACGAGCAGGATCAGGAAGAGATCATTGGAATCAAAGTACGTAATCTCATATTTAATGAGATATGTATTTATCGGCTCTGGTAACACAGTAGTCATCATTCGTAATCCCTTATAGTAAGAGCAATCGGAAAACGAGGCACACCTCGATCCGAGAGATTCTGATAGCGCACCGTCACGAACTTTCCTGGGAGGGAATCCTTGTTGTCCCATAGTTGGGCACGGGCTTCGTAGGTTTGGGCTGGCCTAGCTTTGAACATCTGCCCCGAAGCAGTTTTGCATACAAACATTGCCATACCAACATCCTTGCCGATCCCTTCTATGACTTCAACGATCTCGTATTCATCTGATAGCCAATCCTTCCATTTCAGTAGTGAACGAGATCGTTCTCCAACTAAATATTGAGAGTTAGGATATCGGATGATGGATCCTTCAAAACCCTCTGCAACAAACTCTGCATGCTTCTCAACAAGCTCTTCCATGTTGTAAACCATATAGGTTGGAGACAGCATAATATTATCTGAAATACGGTCGCCCCACCATTCCATCGCCCAAAGTAACTGAGACCATCGAAACCTAAATTCTAGGGCCGGTGTTCCAGGCAAATAAACATCATAAATGAAATATCGTACATGCTGGGACTTTGGTTGGAATCGCTTAACTGCGGATATAGTCTCCTGAAATGATGCAGATGAATGAGGCAACATCAACTCACCATCCAACACAAAGGATGCTATATTCTTTTGAGGAACACTAAGCAGAGAATCAAATTGTGAAAGCTGTTTCTTCCCACCCCTTGACCAGCCACCTTCCTGGGGTGAATATAGACGGCGCACACCGTCGTACTTAGGCTGAACATAGACCGGAAATCCAACACCGTGGCTGGGATCAAATTTGTGGGCCAACATTGGACTAATCATACTGGGTTTCCTTATTCGTCGCCGCCAGGATTATGATACCACCATACGCGCGTGATTGTCAAGAAAAAGTTAAAGCGGTGGTTTACTCCAAATAGATAAATTTAAGGCAAATCTAAATACATCTCCAGCGCCCACATCTGAAGTTTGCGTAGCCTCGCCATGCAATTTACCACCAGGAAAGTGCCCATATTTATAGACACTGAATCCGAAACATCTTTCAACTTCTATTCTCCTAGGCCCATAAGGCCATTCATCTATGTATCTTAACCAGCGTGCTTGCAAGTCCATAAGATCCGCAACTTGCTGTTCTAGGGGTGCCCACTTAGGAGGCCATATGAGCTCTTCCTCAAGCCATCCATAAGGATGAGGCGCATCAGGAATAGGGGTATCATCCACATTAAGATACCGCACCAGTATCTCATGAAGACAAGGGAGATCAAGTGGATGATCACGCCAGGGTCGTCGGTTTCTACGCACAAACCAATGCAATTCTCGATGTTGCGCTATGCGACGAAGTTGGTCGTAATCTGAAGGATGTATAGTCCAGACTCTCATTGTTCGTTCGTGGTAATGCTCCTAGTAATAGGTTCGCCGTAATGGTCGGATAGTCCTGCTGTGCAGGCAAGAAAAAACGAATATTTTATTTTAAGAGATAAAAAACAGCCTCGACCCTTGTAGAGCCGAGGCTGCTGTCTTAATACCGGAGGTAGACGGTATCTTGACTTAATGGTGATTAACCGTTAAACTCGCCACGATGGAACCGCTTCTCGATCTCTTCCCGACCCTTCTCGCGGGTCGTTGCCTTCAGACGGATCTTGCCTTCGGGGTCAGCGGGCTTCGGACCATCACCCTCGATTGACCAGATTGCGAAGATATGGGCGCCAACCTGGGAAATCTCCGCGTTGAACGTATTCGGGTCGCCTTCGCGGGTCGCCTTGCCGGTGTAGGTTTCCAAATCCCAATTCCAAATCGGAACCGGGCCATCGGGAACCGGAGCCTCAGCAGGCCCGGCACCCTTCGGGACCTTACCCGCCTTCTTGCCCTCGGCTTCAGCTGCCGCTGCGGCTGCGATTGCTGCCAAGTCGGGAATCGCTGGGGCGGAATCCTTCGGCACCATCAGAGCGTACTTAAGCATGCTGTTCAAAGTGGCGTTCCGCTTGGAAGTGCCTGCATAGAACGATGCCCATCCCGGCTTCTCCGTGTTGAGTTCGACGCCGTGGATCCGACCCTGATTGGCTGAATGTACGAGAACCAAGCCAAACTCCTGGTCGGCCAGCTTGACGAAGTACTCGTACCCTTCGAGAGACTTGCATTGGGGCTGCGGGTAATCATCCGTAAACCCACCCTCATGCGGAATCGGAAGGAACCCAAGACCCTGCGGAATTGGCGGCGGCCCCATTCGATCGGTATCGAAGACCGCTGGATCAAAGCCCGGCTGAATGGCGTAGGCGATACCAAACCCGCCCATTGGTGCCACGTTCGGAATACTCGGTTGATCGTCCGGAAACTTCAGATGGGCCAGACTGGGATACAGAGCGATCTTCGCCTCTCGGTCCGCCGCCAGTTGCTCCTTGGACGCCTTGATCTTCTTCGCCAGATTGTAGGTCAACCAACCGGTCGGCGGAGCGCCCGGAGGATCCATCACCGGAGTATAGTTCACGGTCGGAGCCGCAGCCACCGGAGCGGCACTCTCTGGTGCGGAAGCTGCCGAGGCTGCAGGGGCCTCCGGCTTACCATTCTCGGGACTGGCGATGCCTTCAGGCTCACCGGCTTCCGACTCGTCGGTCTCGACTGCGGAAGCGTCGGTATTCAGCAAAACGTCCCGGAAATCTGACCATGCCGCAGCGTGGGTCGTAGTGTCGTTGGGATCAGCGGTAACGAGATCGGAATAGGTTTGCAAAGAGATACCGGCTTCCGAAACATCGACTCCCTGATCGGAAAGCTCTGATAGGTGCTTCTCGGCAGTCGTCACATCGGGCTCTTTGAGAGCGGCGTGTGCTGCAATCACCTTATGGGAAAGATCGTGCTTCATAGTTGTTGTATCTACCTTTCGAGAAACGGAGATTGCTCCGTAGTGAGTTTTGAATTTGTTTGCGGTTTATCGCCCCGCCGGGCCAACAAGACGTTATTCGGCATGGGTAGGTGATACTCCTTCTATGATACTCATAATACGAATAATATTATTTGCAACGTAACCCGCCCGTGTATAGTTAGTAGTACGAGTGCATACATGCATACATGCATGCGCGTGCGCGTGGGCGTAAAGGGATTCTTGATTAAACGCGCGTTCTTGTTGGTGGTGGTCGTGGTCGTTGTTCTGGTCTTATGGATATACTTTAGGAGTATATGAATATACTGTTATATAAGTATATAAATGATATAGGTCAGGTATACATAAATTGAATACGTAACGTATACCCATTAATATCAATACTAGAGGCGCGGTGTTGGTCGTACTACTACCACCAACAAGAACGCGATTAATACTACTAATCGCGCGTTATCAGCATTATGACACAAGAAAACAGCCCTAATACTGGTGTATTAGGGCTAAATGGTCGTATTAAACGCGCGTTAATGGGGTCTGAACGGCCGCGCGGCGCCGGGGTTTTTGTGTTAATTCTTCGTTAAATATCTCCGGCTCGCTGGAAATGCATCGGATCTTTTCTGGTGTGAAAATCTCCACCCCACCAGAATCCATGAGCTTTGAACGTTTCGATCAATTCTTCCGGCTGATGAGAGGTTCCGCCCAGAGGATTATCGGCTGCGTTAAGATCAATTGCAAGACCCCAACTGTGAAGAGACAGAGTGGTATCACTACCACGCACATCTCTAACCACATAACAGCCGTCGTAGGTCTTGATATATTGTTGTACAGAGCCAAAAATCACGTGCAATGCAGGTACCATCGCGATATGCGAACGCACATGCACGGTAGATCCATCGGCTAGTAGGTGAGAATTCTCGACTATGTAGTCAGATTCGAACGTTGGCGATGCGGGATCTCCGTAATTTTCGTGAAGTTCCGCGTAACTTTTAGGTATCGGAACGGTTGACCAGTCTTTCATTGTATGTAACGCACCTTTCTGGGTGGTATCACTCACCATAACTTGTATCGCTTGGGTCGTGGAGATGTTGGTCGGGTGAGTTTGGATGGAGCGGACCGTCGGATCCTGACCCGGTATGCCCGACCTGTTGGGTAGGATGCTCCGCCCCAGAAGCATTGCCAGTATGGCTAGTAGGGATATCACCCACTGGATTAGATGTAGGATGAATATTTCCGCTTTTCCATGAAACATCATCAATATTGACTGTTGGTTTGTCCAGATCCACCCGGTTATCGTCGCTATCGCGCTTAGTACGGAAACGACCTGACTTGTCCCGACGGGTATATTGTTTATCCTTAAGAGCGTAATTTTCTGCTTTAAGCCGTTTATATTCATTGAAGTAAAATTTTAACTGTAAGTGAAGAAGATTACGTTGCAATGCAGCTGATCGAAGCTCAGGAGAAGCGGTTTTATCATCCGCGACTACTAATTCATCTTCTTCTTCAATGCTTTGAAACACTTCTGTAGCTTCTTGAAGTATTTCATCCTCAGATTCATACCTATGCAACCTTGCTTCGGTTCGCAACTTATCTATTTTTCGAACTACAAATGGAAATAGTGCACCCACTATTACGGCCACGAGTTGATAAGTTGCTCTAGTTTCATCTAGATTTAGCATCATACATCTCAACCCTACCTAATCTCCAATATACCCATGCAGATGGGAAACCAAATATGAATATGTGGTATCCAGCTACAAGACTTGTATGCTGAAATATCCACATAAGTACACCACTTACAACAAAGTAAGTGCCTATAGTGAGTACAACTGCCCGCCGCAGTTTATTGAACATTAGCAGGCAAGACATCATCCCCATCACAGCTAGTACAATCATAGTGAAGGTGACAATGTCTCTGCCAAATAGCCAGTCTAGGTCTCCATAAAATACAGCTAAATGATGCATCTTGGAATACACAGGGTTTACTGCCCAGAGAATCCTATTCATAGCACTCCACCAAAGAGCACCCACTACTATGCACTCTGTTGGATCAGTATCTAGTCTGTACCATAGATTGGAGCATCTAAGTACAACTTGTCTAAAGATGTGTTCCATGTATACTGCCAAATTTTCACTCCTTTGAAACCTTTCTTGAGATTGAGTTGATATTGTGTCCATATGAAACCCCACTAAATTTGGTTTATTAAGTACATAGCAGGATAATGACGGGGTCTTGAAGCATAATGGATTACGATGAAAAATATACGACAACTAGATTCGCCCGAACATCAAAGTCTGTTGGAGGCCCGACCGATGCAGAAGATTACCCGCTACCCAGCGCATACGCAAGTCATAGCACTCACAATCTACGTCTCCCCTACTCCGATGCGCTCAGCGCGCGCGATGCGTTCTCCACAGTTTCGTTTGGTTCACCTACTCGTTCTGCTCGCCGCCGTCGCGATCATCGTCCCTCCCGTATTCGCCCGATTCGTAGGCGTCGTTCGGCCAGTTACCGATCACGAGATCAAGGCGATGTACGATCCGTGGGGCGCGCCCACGGACACCCAACTACGGCATATCCAATCCCAGTACGCGAAGTCGAGATTCGAGCATGCTACCGCCCATAAAGATAAGCATTGACGTATATGTCCATTTGGTCCGTCGCGAATGTCCCGCTCGTCAGATACTCGAATGATTGCGACACGAGCGAGTGGGACCACGGACGCCAAAGGTAATTCTCCGATGCCAAAACAAAGAAGTCGTCACCGGTTGACCCTGTCGGGACAAGACCCGGTGACGCTTCGCCGAAATAGACAGTACATGAGCCGCCGCTGTAAGCGCCCGTGATGCCGCCATAGACTTCGACTGCGGATGGTGGCACGATTGTTGCGCAAGAGGCCGTGTAAAGCGTGCTGGCGGTCATCGTCGTCACGACCGCTACCTCAAATGGCGCCGCCGTCGGCAGCGTTCGGTAAACAACTAAGGGGCAGTCCGCCGCACCTGTCGTTACGAAATTAGTGATAGTTGAGCCCGACGTGCTTCGAAACGCGCCTAAGAACCGATTGCCGCTACCATCCTCCCAGGCCGTTCCCTGATAATTCGTCGCCGGCGCGGTCGCCGAAACGACCAACGCGCCCGAGCCGTTGAGATAGACGTAATACTCCGTGCTCGCGCTGAGCGATGGAGTATTCGTGATCGCGCTCGAAACAGTTACCACGGCACTCGCGGACGGCACGTACGCCGAGCCGGTTCCGACCTCGATGATCGTTGTCGTATCGAAGATCAGGTTTAGGCCCGAGATATAAGCCGTGTCGCTAATGCCGCCGCCGCCACTCCCATTCGCCGCCGCCGTTACCAGCCCCTTCGCATTGACCGTAATATTCGCGTTCGTATACGAGCCGACATCGCTATTTACCGTCGCCAGCGTCGTCGCCAAGCTCCCACCCGTCGTCGTCACATCCCCCGTCAGCGCGGGCATGTTCGACGCCTGGAAAGTCGCCTCGCCGGATACCGCCGTCCCGGTCGTCGCGTAGTAGGCGAGGTTGCCGGAGGTGGCGGAGTTGACGGTGCCGGAGCCGCCGCCTCCATTAGCTACCCAACTTCTAGTACCTCCCGTCGTACTTGAAAGTACATACCCATTGGTTGAAGGATTGCCAAGAGCAGGCTCTTTTCCATTGAAGGTATTCCAATCTGTGTGCCCTAGATACCCATCTGTAGATGTATTTGCTTGAGCTTCACTAATAGCTGGGGTAGCTCCTCCGCTAGATACTATAGGGGAAGTACCCGTAACAGAGGTGACAGTTCCAGATCCCTTTCCATTGAATGTGTTCCAATCAGTATGGGATAGCCAACCATCTGTACTGGTATTGGCTTGTGTCATCGCAATTACAAGACTTGTAATAGATAACGGGACTGTAGCAGTGTATGAACTTCCTCCTGTGGGAGTCCACCACACCATACCACTACCAGTTGTATATTCTGGAACCTGCCCATTACTCGCCCCAGAAATATTAAACGTAGTAATGGGTAGAGTCCCATTGGCTATGATACCCCCATATATTTTCTGGGCGAGAACAGGTGTGCTAATAGATACTAACACCCCTATGAATATCGTCAACAACCACTTTTTCAATGGGAATACCTCACTAAAACACCCTCTTGGATGCTCCCATAAGCTACACTAGAAGACCCTAATGTAATAGCCAATCCTGTACGAGTATACGCTATACCGTCAGGAGGTCGACCTACACCATCTATCTCCAATTCAAACAAATTACCATCTGGCATATATGTGAGATTGGGTAATACAGCTGAAGTAATCGAAGCTTTCGGAAACCAATCAGTATAGGTGGCCATTGCCGGTCCAGCAGGTCCGGTAGCCCCAGCAGTACCCCCATAAGATCCGCCGCCAAGAGCACCTGCTTGAGTACAGTACCAACTTACACCAGCGTTGGATAGGGCGTCCATGAAGAACCAGAAGGATCCCTGATTAGAAGGATTGTAGTTAACTCTACCACCAGCTGTATTGTAGTATAGCAACTGCAACAAAGCCGACTGACCCGCAGCTATTACGAAAGTACCTGTTTGGGTGTTAAGGTTAACTCCAGAATACAATACAGACCCATTCCAATATACGGCACACCCGTTATCAGAAGCAGGTATCTTCCAATTTACTGTGATTGGAGAACCTGTGGAATTGGTCAATCCAATTCCCCACATGGCGGCCACTTGCATACCTGGAGTTTCAAATCTGAAAACTCCATCCAAACTCTCCGCATAGTGCAAATCAGTTGCATCAGGAGTGCCGAAACTTCCTGGTGTAGGAATACTAGTCAGACTATCAAACAGATATTGGCCGTAGTACACCGGCGGTGTTCGTATAGCATTTAGCTGAACTTGGGTAGGGGATAATGTGGGCGGAGTAATGGTCACCGATTGGGATCCACCTATGGTAGGAGATGCTCCAGGCTCAACCATATCCACTAATATTGTACTGCCGATTAAGGCTACAGGAACGGAGATACGAGTTATAGCACTTGCTGAAGCCACGACAAATCTCTCACCAGAAGAATGCCCCGTCATAGTGGATCCTCTTAATCCACGAAGCAGATCTGATACGGTATAGTGTAAAGCTGAAGTTATACTGGCCGTAGCAAATCCTAGTATTTCTCCTCCAACCACTGCAATATTTTGAGTATTCGATACCGCAGTTTCTGATGTAGAGGATATACTTGTGCCTGCATCATCCAATGTTACAGTAGCTGTATTAGTATGATCGAATGACCCAGCTACAGCGCCTGAAGCAGACAGAACAGAAGTCATCACACCAAGTATTGCAGTTCCACGAACAGGGCCGCAGGATATCCAAGTTGTCCCGCCATCGGGAGAGTAATAAATAGAACCTGGACCATCTGCAGCCACATAGAAACCTGGAGCAGCTTCATCTGTATCTCGTAGTTCAGTACCTGACCATGCTTGGAAGTGCTGAACGTAAGGGATTATTGGGACAGTTGGAATAGTGCCGTTATTCTCACTAACAGCTACTTGAGTTACAGCGGCGGTAGAATCTAGAATTGCCTCGAAATTGATCTGTCCTCCAATACCCACTTCCATAGAGAGTATGCGTACTCTCTGGACGAGATTGCCAACAGGTAAGTCTAAGCAATCACCAGGCGCAATCCAAATATATTTAGGCGGCAATGAGAATTTGAACGAGGCTTGTTCAGTCCAAGAAACATCTAGTTGAGCCATTGCCATTTGCAAGGCTTGAGTATCGTCTAGGGTTAGAGATACTGTAATGGCAACTGGATTCAATGTGTATGCATATTGTCGTGCATCCCCTTGAGTAGCCTGCTCATAGTGACGATCTAGATTTGCATTGGTTGAGTGGGAATAATATGTAATGTCGATACGACTAGGGAGTTCAGATACATCGGAGTATTGCTCGTTAACATGGGCTGAATCAGCAGGCACATCCGTAGCCCCATGTCCAGGTTCTACAGTTACTGAATTTAAATCATTATAGTCAACTGTATCAACCGCAGCCAAACCCCTTGGAACTGTACGGAGTACACCATCCACTTCAGGCAAATCTGCCATATACAACTGAAGCATTGGTTGCAGAATATCCGCCCCCGCACCTTGGGACGTAACCTGATAGCCAAACATTGGAACTGTATCGGCCAGTGTATTATCCAATTCACTAGACGAAACATTGCATAGAGCAGCTACATCTGTAATCACATCGGTGATCATCACAGAGTTAGATGTAAACTCAGCAGACACATTAGGAAGCCGATTTCCATAAGGTTGAAGATTCACATTAAGAAATACAATATACACAATTCCACGATATGCTGGTGTGACACCTTGGATATATTCCAATGGATTAGCAGCTACCCAAGCGGCTATTGTAGGATCTTCAGTTTGAGTCTCATTTCCTGGGTAGAAAACATAATCAATAGCCGCTGAGACTTCATTAGCTTCATCGTCATACCATGTACCTATATCACTCGGTGTGATTGAATCCATTACGATTAAATCGTCAAACCAGATCCTAGTTAGGGATGAGGATGTAAACCGTTCAGTGAACGACCCATCAGTATTAAGATACGAACCCTTACAAAATGCAGCCGCGAATGTAGCCGTATACCAGTAATCTGTAGTAGTCGGGCCGCCTCCGCTACCTTTTCCACCACCGCCCGTATCTATAGTTTGAGAATGCTCTTGAAGATCAGTAGAAAAAATGATCAGTCCTGGCAACCGAAAATTACCCCAAGCAAGTGGGATCATAGTGCCGTATGCTGAGAATGAAACTCTCAGATCAGCTAATCGACCACTTTGAGTATTTGTACCACTTTGGTTGGAACTGAACAACAAACCACCTAAAGTAGTTCCAACGGAGAATCCAAGCCAAGGATTCCCAAAGAAACTGCCTACACCAGCCCCAACTATGCCTAGTACAAGCGTTGCCATTACTGTATATTCTTATATCGCCAAGCTGAGTCAAATATCCGCTGCCACGCTGGGCGAATAGGTTCCTCAGTGACTTTTGGAGATGCAGGATCATTGCACGCATGAATCATCTTACCCAGATTTCCTGGGGTGAATAGTTCAGAGAGGATACCTACATGGGTCATTACTTGCCGATTTCGATAGAGTGTACCCCGAAATACCACGGCATCTCCAATATGAAGAGTCCAGGGATTAAATTGATTAGCCTCCATGAAACGATCGCCATATAGTGCCATCCCTTTTACCATGCGATCATATTCATCTATGTGGGTGTAGTTCACATCATCTTCGATGTCTACTCCACAGGCTTGAAATGATAATACGAGAACTCCTATGCAATCAAGACCAGCAGTTGCATGTCTACCCGCGTGGTGCCATGGAGTTCCGATTAATGTCCGAGCTTTCGAGACCAGTTCCTCGGCTTTCACCGGTGGCAGAGTTGAGTTCGTCATTTACTGAACCTCTTTTGGTAATCACCCATTTGGAAAACTTTCGTGGACCTATGAGAGTTTTACATTGCCATTGTAGATATATCTCAGGATCCACTTTGAGTATGGCTTTGGCCACCTCTAGTACTTCATATTTGCTTCGCCGAACAATTCGCACACCTTGGCCGACCACAAACCACAATACATTGCAATCGGATAGATCTTGCATTAGCCTGGTATCCTTCCAGTTTGCACCAAGAAGTCACTTCCAGGAAGATGAGGCTCTCCCCGATAATTGGTAGTATTGTTCCATTTAGTGTGGCAGGTAGAGAATAGTCGATCACATCCACCTATAAGATCAAACGTATCTCCAACTAATACCGGATATGGAAAAGCTAATCGTAATTGAACAGATTGAGTATTCGTGGCGATTAAAGTGCTCGCTTTGATTTCACGTTCAACACCAAGGTTAGTACCTGATCTGCTTCTAAGAATACCCGCTTGATAATAGTTGGTGGGTTCGTCACGACTGTCTGTGAGAACTAAGTTAAATTGATCCGTGACCGTAGTAACAGGTTCGTTAAAGGTAGTCACGGTGGACTCAACTAACTTGCACTGATTATCACAAAATCTCTGTACTCGAC